AGCGCCTACGCCGCAGGCTGCGCGTGAGCTAGTTCGGATGCAGCATTCAGACCCTGACCTTGGGCCTGTGATGCAACAACTTGGATCGCTTGACCAAGACTTGGCTGACATTCCAGACGATCCGACAGGCTTTGAAAGCTGGCGTCAACGCGAAGCGATGGGCGCGGCTGAGTTCATTAAGAGCCAAGCGTCTGAGCGTGGGTTTCAAGACCTTTTGAAAAGAGTTAGAGGTGGGCAACAGGGCGCTGCTGCGCCTGCCGCACCCTCGGGTGAACTTGTTGCGGCGCCAATTACGCCACCCGCGGGGGTTATGCGCGAGATTGCGCCCGGTGGCGCTATGGGTGCAGAAATGCCGCTTGCACCTACCAACGCTCTTGCGCCTGTCCCCGCGCAGACCAATGCAATGGCAGCGCCTGCTAGCAGAGGTCGGGCGCCCGAGCAAATACGTGCTGAGATTGACCAGTTGAGCATGTCAAGCGACCCTCGCGCCGTGCGGATGGTTCAGACGTTGACGAAAGAATACGAGGCTGCGTTGCGCGGCGACCAAAACCGACCAATGGCGGTTTCGCCTGGGCAAGTGGTCATTGACCCCAGAACGGGCCAGCAAATATTTAACGCACCGGGTAAAACTACGTTGTCAGAGCGTTTTGTTCCTGTTGGGCGGCTGGTGTTTGACCGTGAAACGCGGCAGTACATTTCTCCATCGCAGGCGCAATTGGCGCAGTCGCAAGAACGACCTGCTACGGCGGCGCCGGGCGGCAAAGCGCCTGCCGGGTATCGCTTTACGCCTACAGGCGATTTGGAGCCTATCCCCGGCGGCCCAGCGGCTCGGGCAGCGGAAGTTAAGCCACTGACGCCCGCGCAAGAAATTAAGCGTCGGGATACGCTTGGCAAAGAGTTTAAGATTGCCCAAAGTGCTTTGCAAACCACGCAAGATGTGCTTGACTCAATTGCGTTTGTCAAATCTGAGCCGGGTCTGTCCAGAGCTACGGGCTTTATTGGGACAATGCTACCGTCTTTCCCTGAAGGCCAAGCTGCATCTGCTGAGACACGGCTAAAAAACCTTGAGGGTAAGATTACGGCTCTCGGTAAGGCTCAAGCTGCTTCAACCGGCGCAATCGGTTCTATTGCCAACCAAGAATGGAAAATTCTTGCGGATCAAATTGCTGCAATTGATCGGACTAAGGGCACCGGCCCGCTGTTGGCTCAACTGGAGCTGGTGGAAGCGCAGGCGCAGGGCGCTATGGAGCGCATTCGAGACGGGTATCAACGGCAGTTTGGGGAAGATTTTGAGCGGTTTCCGCAATATTCTGATCTGCCGCCACCTAAGTCATCGTTTAAGCCACGGACGCCTGCTGGTGGTAAACCTGCTGCTGCTGGTGGTCTTAGTCCAGCCGAACAAGCCGAACTGGACCAACTTCGTAAACAATTTAGGAAGTAAGCCATGACGCCTCGTGAAGAACTAACGGCGTTACGCCGCATGGCTGAACTAGAGGCAAAAGCTGCCGGTCAGCAAATGGAGCAGCCCCAACCGCAAACGAACGAAATCCCAACCCGTCGAAAAGTTGCCGAGTTTCTTACCCCAACAGTTGAAGCGTTGGGTACCGCAGGCGGTGCCATTCTGGGCACTGCGGCTGGCCCGCTGGGTACACTGGCTGGCGCTGGCGCTGGATTTGCGGGTGCCAAGGAATTGATGCGACTGGCGGCTGGTGACGTTGGTGTTGAGACACTACCGCAGTCGGCAGCACGGCAAGCCAAAAACGTGCTTGAAGGCGCCACAATGGAAGCCTTTGGTCGGGGTGTTGTCGCGCCCGCAATCGGTAAAGGTGCTGAGTATGTCAGCAAGTTGAGAAACGTCAAATTAGACCAGTACGTCAAAGCAATTGGTGACAAGGGTGACGAGATCGTCAACGCTCTGCGCGGAAAGACTCAGATTGTTCCCGGCACGGCGCCGACAGCCGGTGAAGTTGCGGCCCCTGTTGGTAGCGTTGGCCTTTCGGTGCTGCAAGCTCGCGCCCGCCAAGTACCTGGTGCAGCCGACACATACGCGTCAATGGAAGCGCAAAATATTGCGGCGCGTAGAGGGCAAGAGTCCCGCGCAGTTGCTAAATTTGATGCTGCAAAACAACGCATCCAAGGCAAAATTGATCGCGGTCTTGTCAACATCACCCCTGGAGAGGCAGGCGGCGCGTTGATTGACGCAGCTAGAGCCGAACGGCAAGCGGTCAAAACCAACATAGTTGAGCCTGCGTACAAAGACGCGTTTGATGCAGCGGGCGACGCCAAGATTGACGTGTCCAAAGTTGTGGGTGAAGCCGAGCGCATCCTTGGCCGCAAACTGTCTGAATTTGCCACTGAAACAGCGCCAGACACCGTGCGCAAGTTGCGCAACTTTGTACCCAAGGTGCCTGAAATTGAAGCTGTGCCCATTGGTAAAGCTGGGTTCAAGACTGCAAAACCACCAACACCACCCCAGGCAACTCCTGAGGCGACCTTGTTGCAACTTGATGATGTGCGCAAAGCAATCAATGCAGACATCGCAGCAGCCAGCACCAGCAACGCGCCAATGGCTGCAACAACGCTGAAAAACCTGCGTGACTTGCACCGCGCGATTGACGATGCTGTCAAAGCAAGCGACACCCTGTCTGATGACGCCAAGGGCTTGTATCAAAACGCCCTTGACACATATCGCACACAGTATGCCCCTCGGTTTAAAGAAGGCATCAACGCCAACTTGTTTAAGCAGACAAGTTTGAAAGAAACAAAGATCAAGCCTGAGGATGTGGTCAGCAAGTATTTCCAGCCAAAAGGTGAAAGCGAAGCCAAAGACTTTTTGCGGCTGTTTGGAAAAAATGCTGATGCTATGAAGATTGCAAGAACTGGCATTGAGGACTTGTACCGTCGAGAGGTAACAGATGCAGCGGGTCGAGTGACAACGGATTCACACGCGTCGTTTATGAAGAAATACGCAGAACCGTTAAAGATTCTTGACGAAGCTGGCATGAACATTACACAGCGTGTAGGTGTTGTTGCAAAAGACGCGGCACGACTCGCAAAAATTGACGAACTTGCAAAAGCAAGCGGCAACAAACTTGGGCCTCCATTGCCAGCCGGTGCCAATTCTTTGGCAGTCGAAAAACGTATTGGTGAATTGACCAAAGGTTTTACCCCCGAGCAATTGAGTCATGTCAACGCAGTTCGTAACGATTTGATTCGTGAAGGTGACTATCAACGATTGGTCAAGTCGGGTGCTGATGCTGGTGCTGATTTAAGAAGTTTGGCAACCAAGGCTGGTAGAGAGATGGGCTTGCCTTTGCCAAACTTCCTTTCTGTACCAATTACCATTTTTAACAATGCAGTTAAAAAATTGGCGTTAAGAATGGACGACAAGATTGCGTTAGAAATTGCACGAGAGTTGACAAACCCTGCTATCGCCGCTGAACAAATTGAAGCCGCGATAAAATTGCAAGCGGCCCGCGCCGCCGCGACGCCGGGCACCGGTACTGCTTTGTCACTTGGCGCAACTCGGGCGCTGGGCGCGGAGATGTCAAGACGTGCTGAACCCGAATCTCGTAAACAAAACAACCTCGCACCTTGATCATGGACTACCAGACCCTTTTCAACATCGCCGTTGCTGTTTCTGGATTTTTGGGCGGCTGGACGCTCAACCGCATCTACCAGGCCATTGACCGCCTCGACAGCGATGTGCGCCAGATGCCGCACAACTACGTCAATCGCGATGACTACCGCAGTGACGTAAACGAGATCAAGAACATGCTTGGCAAAATCTTTGACAAACTTGACGGAAAGGCTGACAAATAATGGCTGACGAATCCGCAAAAGGCGCGTTGATTGAGAAGTTGACGTTCGCCGTCCTACCGCTGCTCTTTACCTGCGTGGTCTATCTCATGTCGGCTTTGGCGAACTTGAGCCATGAGGTGACTATCCTCAACAGCAAGATCAGTCTGGTGGTCACATCGGACAACAAGCAGGCGACAAACACCGGCGCTGAACTGGCCCGTGAGCGCCTGCGGCAAGACCTGTCAATTGAGATTCAGAAGAACCGCGACGACATCCAGCACAACCGCCAAGACATCGCAATCATCAAAAACCAACTGGAGAAGAAGTGATGGACTGGCTCAAACAGATCGCACCCACTATCGCCACTGCGCTTGGTGGCCCACTGGCCGGTATGGCCGTGTCTGCCATCTCCAAAGCCATCGGCGTGGACGAAAACAAAGTCCAAGACATGATCTCCAGCAACAAGCTGTCAGCCGATCAGATTGCGCAGGTCAAGCTGGCTGAGATTGAGTTGCAAAAGCAGGCGCAGGAGTTGGGCCTGAACTTTGAAAAGCTGGAGGTTGAGGATCGCAAGAGCGCCAGAGAGATGCAGGCCACCACTAGGTCAATGATGCCGCCTATCCTGGCTGGCGCTGTCACGCTGGGCTTCTTCGGCATCATGGTGATGATGTTCTTCAACCAGATCGACAGCAGCAACCCCGCCATCCTGATGATGCTGGGCAGTCTTGGAACGGCGTGGACGGGCATCATTGCCTACTACTTCGGATCGTCTGCTGGTTCTCAGGCCAAGACTGATCTGCTCTCTAGGGCCACAAAATGAAACACAACTGGGACGAAGCGCTTCTGCACATCCTCAAGTACGAGGGTGGCTATGTCAACCATCCGTCTGACCCAGGCGGCATGACCAACTTGGGAGTGACCAAACGTGTCTGGGAAGAATGGACTGGCAAGCCTGCCACTGAGGCCGACATGCGCGCCCTCACCCCTGAGATGGTTGGCCCACTCTACAAGACGCGCTACTGGAACGCTGTGCGCGGGGACGATCTTCCTAGCGGGGTTGATCTGTGCGTGTTCGATGCTGCTGTCAATGCTGGCGTTGGTCGCGCTAGTAAATTTCTTCAGCAAGCTGTTGGAGTGAACGCCGACGGGCAGATCGGCCCCAAGACGCTTGCGGCCATCACAGCCAAGCCAGCCGATAAAGTGATTGACGAGTTCTGCGCCCTACGCGAGGCGCACTACAAGAGCCTGTCCACCTTTGCCACGTTTGGCAAAGGCTGGATGCGCAGGCTGGGCTCGGTAGAGGCCGAGTCCAAGACGCTAACGGCGTAACA